CGTTGATCACACGAGTGATACGGTCGAACAGGCCTGCGTCGGCCAACTCATTCAAGCCGTGATCCCACCAGAACCAGGCCGCCGACAACGCGGCAGGCTCAGGCTGCTCGAGCAGCTCCGGCCGATCCAGTAATGGCAGGCCCAGGGCTTTACCGCACAGTCGGTAGTTGTCGCGGCCGGTGATGCCTATCCCGCCCCGGGCGCGGTAGCGATAGCCATCGCCGGACGTTTCAGGACCGTTCCCCATACGACCGCCATAGACACGGTTGGCCAGTTTTTCCGAGCTGCGCAAGTAGCCCCTGGCATCCTCGATCTCGGCCGGATCTACTTTGCCGTTACGATTCAGGTCAAAGCCGTACTTGAACAACCCCGCGACCCGCTCGGCGTCCTTGTAGTAGAGGCTTTCCGATAATTGCGTGAGGTGAGCAGACTCGTGCCCGACCTGGGCCAGAAAAGCCGCCTGGCGCACCGGTGACGTGATATCAAAGCGCACCATGGCTTGATTGAGCGCAGACACAAAAACGCCCGCGACTGGGCGGGCGTTCGGGAGGATTTGCAGCAGTTGCTGCTGGGTGATAGCCATACAAACTCCTAACATGAATGAACCGCACACGGCGGCTATGAGTGCACGTCGTCGCTACGCCAGGCTGACAACCTTGACCGGCTTCGCGGGCTTTTTCGCCTTTTTGCCTTTGGCTTTGGCCTTGCCTTTTTTGCCGCCGTTGCACTCGACCGTAGTGGACCAGCCAGCTTGGGTGTAAACCTGCTCTACCGAGTCCGTCAGATACTCACCATCAAGGCCAACCTTGAAGCCCTGGGCAATGATTGGCCGCTCTGCAAACAGGTCCGGCCGGCCAGGCATTTCAAAACGCACCCCGGCAGTCGAGCGGTTGAACGCCGCCAAGCGCGCTTTGGCCGCAGATTCGGCGGCCGTCTTGTTCGGATGAATATGCCGATCGGTATGCACCGCCGGCAGACCGGTCGGAATGTCGTCGTTTTCCAGGGAAACAACGGCAAGCTTCCCGGTCTTCTTGTCCTGATGCTTGGCCGCCACGGCCTTGTGCGCGTTGCGATCGCCAAGGTGGAACTGCCAACGGCTCACGTCACTGCGCGCGAGGGTGATCGCCCCGAACGCCTTGCCGCTCGCACTCTGACCACCCTGACGCGGCATCACCAACAGCTTGCCGTCGGCGACCTTAGCGGTGCAGTCGTACTGCTTAGCCAGGCGCGTGATGAAACTAAAATCGGACTCACTGAGTTGATCCGCCCGAGCGACCTTCGTCATCACCGGGCACGCCGGCTGCCAGCCGTTACGGGCCGCGATGTCGGCCACGATCTTCGACAGCGGCACATTCTCCCAGCTTCCGCTACGGATGGTCTTGCCGCTGCCGCGCATGTCGCTGGCCTTGCCTCGGATCACGATCGTGTCCGGCGGCCCCGAAACCTCGACCTCGTCCACCACGTATCGACCAAGGCGGGACAGGGCCGTCTCGGCATAACCCAGGTAGACCTCGATCCCCGCACCGCGCCGGGGGAGCGTGACAAGGCCGTCCCGATCATCAATGCGCAACTCGAACTCGTCCGACTCCATACCGGGCTTGTCAGAGGTGCGCAGCAACAACAACCGATCATTGATCAGGGCCGTGATGTCGGCGCCGTCGGCAACGATTCTAAAGATGGGAGTCATGGTATTTTTCCAAAAGAAAACCCGCTCAAGGCGGGCTGAATCAATCCCATAGGGTTATCGCTTCTTCCATGGGGGTTGGCAGATCCGGAAGAACGATCACCACGCCGGCGCGGTAGGGCTGGGCCTCATCGGCCAACCCCTGATTGGCATCCAGCACGGCCTCAACACTGCCTACCAGGTGGCCATAGAAGTTATGGCAAATGGTGTCGAGTAGATCCCCGTCAAACGTTCTGCATGTCATCGCCATAGCGCACAAACTCCAGAGTGAACTCTTGCTTACGCGGAATCCCGCCTTGCATCAGCGCGCTTTGATCTTCCTCGACGCTCTTCAGGCACCAGGTGCCCAGCACTTCGCCATAGCCCGTGGTCAGTGTCAGCGGTTTGAGCTGGGCGCCGATCGAGCGCAGCGTGTCGAGCTGCTTCAGACCGCCCTTGAAACCCGGAAAAATCGCCCCTTTGAGCGTGATTTTCTCATCACCCATTCCGACGCCCTGCTGAGCAGGACGACGTGAAAGGCGCTCCTGAGAGGCCCAGCGGAAGTCGGTTGATCGACGCAGCGAATCAAACGCCGCCGTGTCGAGGTTGAAGTAATAGGGCTGAGCCTTCGGGTCTTGCGGCTGAATGATCAGCAAGTGCGGAAACGGCTTCACTGCCTCCGGCGCCGGCGTCGCATCAACAGCAAAGGCAGCTGTGGGCACGATGTTGGCGAGCGACGGACTGACCTTGCCGGCGATCTTATTAATCGCCGTCGCCGCCTTGCCCGCCTGCTCCTTCAGCACGCCCATACGCTCGTCAATTTGCGACACTGCCCGGGTTGCCCGATTGTAGGTGGCCACCACCTGGCCGACCTTCGCCTGAGCCGCATTCACCCCGCGCATGACGCGTTGAAGCTTGGCCCCGATCTCCGGCCCGACAAAGGGCAGCCCCTCCAGCTCGGACGCGGCGCCGGTGATTTCCCCGATCGCGCCGTTCACTGGTCCCAGCATGCCGTCCAGACTGCGACGGCCCGTCTCCCCGGCCGAGGCCAAATACTTCAGCCCCGCCTGTAGTTGCTCCAATGCAGGCATGCGCCCTCCTGATTAAACGTTTGGCGCGTCATACAGCTTGCGGCCTTCCAGTTGCCGGGCGAAGTCGCGTTGGTGCTGATCGAGCAACGGCCTGAGCTTGTTGAACAGCGCGGTCGCATCCGGAACATCGCCCTGAACCGTCAGCGTAAACGGCGCCTGAATGTCCACTTTCGACTCAATCTTTGGCGGCTGCGGTTTCTCAACCGGAGGTTTAGCCAAGCGTCCCGTCGCTGCGTCCGCACTGGCCGGCGGTAACATCATGGCCCGTGCCGCATCCCCCGGCTGTTTTTCGACGGCCGGCGCTGACGACGCTGGACGCACCAGATCCGCAACGGGGAAACGCTCCCTTGAGCCCTGGGTACGCGGGGCCAGTGTCGTCATCGGCACAGGCTGGACGGCGGGCTTGGTGGTCTGCACGAGCGGAGCGATAGGGGCCGGCGTAACTGGCTTGACCACACTACCCGGCTCCGCCACCGCGCCCTTGCCCGCATTGGCCAGCAGCAGCGGCGCCGCGATCGGAGCCGGCGCCCTACCCTTACCGGCATCAGCCATCATCAGCGGGGCAACGACTGGCGGCGCGAACGACTGGGCAATGTTGGCCATCACCGGCGGAATGTTCTTACCCGCGTCGGCCATCATCAGCGGCCCGGCCGCCGGCAGCCGCTTCAGCTCGTCGGGAGCGCCAAACATCGACTTACCGAGCGCCCCGCCCAAGGCGTCACCGCCCTGGTTGCCGATATACCCCCCAATCACAGCACCGACCATAGTGCCAATGATTGGCACGGCAGAGCCGATGGCCGCGCCTGCTGCTGCACCCGCGAGCGTACCGGCTAAACTACCCGCCGCGGCTCCGTAGCCTTCAGCCTTCTCATCCTGGGTAACGGCGTTGTCGTAAGTATCTTTCGCCTTAAACCCGGCATCGATTACCGCAAGGATCGCGGCGCCCTTAACGACCGATCCGATCCCAGCACCACGACCGCCACCGGTTCCACCCTTGGCGCCCTTTTTGCTCTTCTTGCCATCGGCATCGAAGTCGCCGGCATCCAGCCCGCCCGCTGGCATGTTGGTCACGATCACCTTTTGCGGGATGTTCGGATTTCCCATCAGCGAACCGCGCCCGATGTTCATCAGGCCCTTGGCGATCTTGAAGCTACTCATAACGCCCTGAAAGGCGACTACCGCCGCAACCGCTGCGCCGATCCCCGTCACCACCTTGGGCGATTCATCGGACAGCTTGCTCAGCCCCTGGGCGACGTAGGTCAAGCCATCCGCTACCTTGTCCGTGACCGGGCGGAATGCGTCGCCGATCGCACGCATGGCGTCATCCATGCCTTGAGCCATTTCGGCCCACTTCTGCGACGACGTCTGCCTGCGCTCCGCCAGGTTCTTATCCAAGATCCCCGTGGCATTGGCCGATTCTTTTTTCAACGATGCGTACAACTCCTTATTCTGCACGTACGCCGTCAAGGCGGCCTTGACCTGCATGTCGGCGAACAGGTCACCGGTACGCAAGGCTTGCTCCAGGGATGTAATCATGGCCTTAGCCTTTACCGGATCAGTCTCTTTACTGATCTTGGCCGTGGCTTCAGCCATGGCCTTGGCCTTCTTCGGATCGGTCGCCGCGATGTACTTTTGGGCCAGTTCAAAGCTGGATTCCAGCGTGGACTTGCCGTTCTGCAAGCCCGTATTCATCGAGCCCTGATAGTCGATACCGGCCTTTTTGTAGGCCGTGACCGTGTCACCCGCCCCGATTTTTTCCATCCAGTTTTTGAGGTTGTTCGCTGCCTCATCCGATCCACCAGCGGTCTTCATTTGCACCTGAAGCATTGAACCCAGTTGCGTCACCGAATCCATGCCGGTGATGCCCAGTTTTCCCATGCCCGCGAGCAACTCAGGAAACCACTTAGCCATGTCGACCGCCTCAAATCTGACGGC